CTTTGAATAATATAGTCAAGCCTCGGTGTGTCCTCCCTCTCCCATAACTGCCACCAATCACGCTTGACCATCGCAACTTCTTCACTAGTCGGGTTCTGCTGCCATTGTGCATTCCACTTGCCAATGGACAATGAAGCCTTGACCTTTAACAATTCATCCGTATTCCAAAATTCGGGCCATAAAGGTTTTTCACTAGGAAGTATCGCTGGAAATTCTATAACCTCCCATTGATCTGCCATAGTGTCTTTTGCTTGATCTGTAATTAATCTGCCCGTGAGGTCTTTCTTTGACCATCTTGTCTGCACAATGATAATGGTTCCCCCAGGTTGCAGTCTTTGTCTAGGTCCAGATGTGTACCACTCGTAAGTATTATCATACGCAGTTGAAGACATCGCATCTTGTTCCGAATGTGGATCGTCAATAATCAATAAATCTGCACCACGACCCGTCATCGCTGCTCCAACGCCTGCAGCAAAGTATTCTCCTCCACGGCTCGTTTCCCATCTGCCCGCAGCTTGACTGTCTTGCTTCAAGTCCGTGTCTGGAAAAATATCAGCATAGATAGGATCAGCAATCAAATCCCTTACTTTTCTTCCAAACCTTACCGCAAGTTCAGTGTTCATTGTGGCTTGAATGATTTTTAATTTAGGGTTCCTTCCTAAAAACCAAGAAGGCATAAGATAAGATGCTAATTCAGACTTGGAATGTCTTGGTGGCATATTGATAATTAATCTTTTCAATTGACCATTGGCAATGGCTTCTAGCTTTTCAGCTATGATTCTGTGGTGTCGTCCCTCGATAAATCCCTCGTATACATGTTTAGCATACGACATAAACTTGTTCCTCGCCAATTCACGAGTCTCAAGCTTTTTCTTTTGTTCTTCAAGTTGGAGGACTTCTTGTAACACCTCCCTTGGCAACGAGTCTAAGTTCATGTCCAAACGATAATATATTCAAATAAATTTATCAAGCTAACATAATACATGTACATGTAGACACATGTACGGTCATTTTTGGGGGGAGGGGGATCGTTAACATGTTAAACATATACAGAAATAGCAAAAGTAACCCCAATACTTAACATGTTAATAGTTAACATGTTCATTAAAAAGTTGAACAGCATGTCAATTTATTTTATTTTATACTTGCAATTAATTATAATATGTTGTAATAATTAGATATAACTTAATTTAACAAGGGGATAAAAAATGAAAGTTAAAATTAAAAAAGATCTTTATCAAGATTTTACAGATCAAGTTATTAAACAAATGGAAGATAACAATATGAATTGGTTTAAACCATTTACTACAAGCATTTTAAATGGACATCATAATATTGTTAGTAAAAAACCATACCAAGGAATGAATTGTTTTAATATTGGTTTATCTGTTCATAAGAATAATTTTAAGTCTAATGAATGGGCATCCTTTAACCAATGGTTTCAATTAGGTGGAGGAATTAAAGAAGGTAAGAAAATAATTAAACCATCTAAATATATTGTTAAAGGTAAAGGAACCCAAATTCTTTTTTGGAATATAAAAGAATACGAAGATAAAAAAGACAGTGAAAAAACTGTTAAAATTCCAATGTTAAAATATTACTATGTTTTTAATGCCGATCAAATAGAGGGTTATGAAACAAAAGAAATTGATACAAAAGAAATTGATGATTGGAAAGCACATTTTAAAACAGACACTTTTGTTGATAATATTGGAGCAGATATTAAAACAACAAATAAAGCTTTTTATGTTCCATCAGAAGATTTTATTGGGATGCCACCAAAAGAAGATTTTAAAGGTGATAAAGAGAATACAAAAGAGCAATATTATTATTCTACATTATTACATGAATTGACACATTGGACGGGGCATAATTCAAGATGTAATAGAGATCTTAAAAATAGATTTGGTTCTAAAGCATATGCAATGGAAGAATTAGTTGCAGAAATTGGATCTGCTTTTTTATGTTCTCATCTTGGAATTACAAAAACTGTTACTCCTAATCATGGAAGGTATTTAAACAATTGGTTAGAGGTTTTAAAAGAAGATAAGAAAGCAATCTTTAAAGCTTTTTCATTATCAAAAACATCTAGTGAATATCTTTTAAGTTTAGACGAAGAAGAAATTAAAGAAGAGGAGGTAGCATAATGTTAAAAGGTATTTACTTAATGATTTTATTAATAGCATCAACAATCTTGTTGGTGCTATCATTAGACCAAATGATTGGTTATGTTCCATTAGGTGCATTGTTAATATTCACTATCACATTAACAACAATCTATTATTCAATAATACAAATAATGAAGGAGTTTAAATAATGAATTGGTTTACATATAGCAGTATTGATAACAATCTTAAAACTTATAACACAAAAGAAGTAAATTGTTTAGATTGCGAAGAAACATTAATAACAAGAGATTACGAAGAAACATTTACAGAATGTTATTATTGTGGATCTAAAAAACTAGGGAATGAACAAATAGTTATTAATCCAAATGTATAAAAGTTTATCCTCGAAGAATGGGAGCCAATGGCTCCCATTTTTTTTGCGCTGCAAAAGACCGTATATAAACCACGACCGTAGGTCGTGACCGTAATAAGCTTGACCGTAGGTCAAGCGACCGTAGTTAACATGTTAATTAAAAAGTTTATTTTTTTGTTGCATTAGTTGCAATTACTTGTTATAAATAGTTATATTTATTAGGAGGATAAAAAATGAAAATAAATACTTTTAAAAAGCACATCGAAAAAATCAATAACCAAGATATTGTTGATCAATATATTTCTTTTACATCTATGAAAAGATTATTAGATATTCAAATAAAAGATTTAAAAGAAGAAATTATTAAAACCAAAAACCCAAACTTTAATATTAAGCATGTTAAAAAATCTTGGGTTGAGGGTCATTATAAAAAAGCACATAAAAGAATTTCGGTTAAAAAATAATGATTAACTTATCTAAAAATGAGAAAGCATTCTATAAAAGAATGCTTTCCAATACATCTAAATTAGGCGTTAAATCAATTTCTTTAGATGCTCGAAAATGTAAAACTGGATCTAAACTTGCAAAAAAACCTGGGACAGTTTGCAATGGTTGTTATGCATTAAAAGGGTGTTATGTTTTCCCAGTGGTTAAGGATGCAATGGCTAGACGTTTAGAATTCTTTAATAGTAAAGATTTTATTCCAATAATGGTTTGGTTATTACAATCACAAAGAAAAAAGTTTTTTAGGTGGTTTGATAGTGGAGACATTCAAAATGTTTTTATGGGTTTAAACATTCTAGAAATTTGTAAACAAACTCCAGATATAAAACATTGGATACCATCCAAAGAATATAAAATGTGGAGACAAGTTTTAAAAATTGAAAAACTCCCAGACAATGTTTGTTTAAGAATTTCATCACCAAACATTGATCAAGCACCATTGAAAGAATTTAGTAATACATCAACAGTTCATAAGAATAAAAAAGCTTTTGGTTTAGAATGCATTGCATATAAACAAGAAGGAAAATGTTTAACTTGTAAAGCTTGTTATGATCCAAAAGTTAAAAATATCTCTTATCCTTTACATTGATATTTTAACATGTTAATTAATGAGTGAGCTAATCGGGATAGCTCACTTATCAAAATTTAGAGACTAAGAACTCCTCTTCTTAGTCTCTTTTTTCTTTTCAACAAACGGTCACAAATCGCAAGACGCAAGACATCCTTGACCATCATAAACGGTCACAAATCGCAAGACGCAAAACCATTAACATGTTAAAGGCCTGGATAGTTAACATGTTAAGGGCTGCAGAAAATATTTTCTACGATTTTTGTCATGTCTTTTGTTTGCAATCGACACTTGGCAAGTAAGCCTTTTTCATATAATTCAATGGCTTGACCCCCTTCAAATAAAAATAGATCGGAGGTCAAGAGGTGCTTTACCAAGAAAAAAGACAACCCTTTTGATGAAAAAAGGGACATATTCCAAGCAATCTGTGATCTTTGCACTAAAACATGGTTGCTTTTAGTTGCTTTTAATTCAACAAAAACAGAAACACCATTATGGCACAAAAATGTGTCACACATGCCATTTGAAACTCTATTTTCAATTCTTTGATAATGAGTTTTTGGAGGTAGATTTTTCTTTAACTGCAACCAAAGATTTTTCTCTGTCATCATCTACTTTCTTAAATTGACCCTCTACAAAAGCATGAGGATATTCTGATCTAATTTGATGTAGTCTAGAAACTATTTCTTCTCGACTAAGTTTATCAAGTTGATGAATATGATTTTGTTCTCGCCTATCAACTGTTAAACCACCCAATGCAGATCTTTTTACTTCTGCATTTATTGATGCAGAAAATTGACCATCCTCCTCTGCTTTGTGAGATAGTTCAGATAATCTTTTTAATTGACCAATTAAAGTTACTCCATATCTTCTTTCTCTTTCATCTCGAAGTTCTTTAATATATTCAACTACCAAAGGAAAATCTTTCCCATTTAACATTCTTGATGCATGAAATTTAGCACTATCTTCTGAATAACCACTTTTAACTGCACATTGTTTGGCAGAATAGATACCCTCAACATAGTGTTTAGCAAACTCTTTTTGTCTTGCAGTAAGTTTATTTACATTAGCCATGAAGCCAATATAAGGGATTTCTACAACCAAATCAATTTGGAAAAAACAAAATCTCGCACATGTGCATTTAGATTGTTTAAAGTGTAATAAATGTAACAATTTGTAATAAAAATATAAGAATAAGTTATTGATTTTATTGCATTGTTACAATTGTTACGTTTATACACCTATATTCAAAAATATTTTTAAAATTATTTTCGTTGTGAAAAAGACTATATAAGTAAATATAATTGTAAATAGTTGCAATTTATTGTTTGACTTTTGATGTTCTTTCAGAGTAGAATGAGGATAGTTAAAAATTATGGAGGATAAAAATGAACATTTATTTAACTAAAGAACAAACAAAAGTATTAAAAGAAATTTTGAAACAAGAGTTATTTGTTAATAAACAATCTACATGGGAAGTTAATGGAAGAAGAAATTTTGATGTGGTTGGTCAATTATTAACTAAAGTTGTTGGAAAGGGAGGTCAGTAAAATGGACAGTTTTAAAGTATTAACAAAACTTTACGATAGATGGTTGTTTAGAAATAAATTCAATCCTCTAATTAGTGCAGACGATCTCCTCTATGATCATCATAGAGGGGAGATAACTCTAACAAACATTCAAGAAAGATGTCTTAGAAAGTTTATAAATGTTTGGGAAAAAGCAGAAGATTATAGAAATAGATACAATGATCGAATTGCAGATGATCAAGAAAAGATAGAACAATTATGGAATGAATATCTTTATTTAGACAAGAGATCATTCAATGAATATTTTTCTGAAGAGTTTGGTTTTACTTGTGACGATAGTATTACCTACAAGCAGATGAAAGTTTTATGTGAAAAATTAATAGGGAGGAAACAATGATCAATGGTCAATTGGCAATGCTCAAAGATAGTGGGGCAACATTACAATATGAATGTGAAGAATGTGTTGGACATGGAAACATACCAATCAGTTGTGAGGAAGTTGTTACTTGTCCATCATGTGGAGGTAGGGGATGGACAGAAAATTTATCATCTATCCCTCAAGATATAATAATAACAGTGAGGAGGAAATAATGAGTAAAGAAAAATTAACTGAAGGTCAAAAACTAAGAAATGCCTACAAGAAAGCAGTTGAAACAAGGGATAAATTTATTAACAACAATAAAGAGCAAAAAATGAAAGACGTAAGACCAACTAGTTTAGAACTAGCAAAAGCAATAGAAAATTTTGTTTACCATGAACTTGATGTAATTACGGAGAGTGATTGGTTTCAAGAAAGAGTTGCAATAGCATTGAAGAAAAACTTTTCAGACGAAGAGATTTTAGAAAAAGCTAAAAGAAATAGGAGGGAATAGAAAATGAGATACAAAGTTTATGGTCAAAAAGTCAGAGAGTTAAGGAAAGAAAAAGGTTTTAGTCAAAGATCGTTTGCTAAGATGGTTGAGTTGCCTTACATGACTTTAAGAAGAATAGAGGATAAAAACTCTGATAATAAAGAGGGATTGTCTTGTTTTAGAGTTGATGAAAAAGCAATTCAAACAATTGCAAACTGTTTAGAAACTTCTTTTGAAAATTTAATTCCAAATGAAACAAAAGAAAAAATGTTTTGTTTTATAAAAGCACAAAGAGTTTTATTACAAGAGGTGCGACTATACGTTAAAAAAGAATTTGGTTTTGAAATACAAGATGAACAAATAATCCCTTTTTTATATAGGAGCATGAAACAAAACAAAAAAATATCTGATTATTATATTTCATCAATAGTAAAGGAGTAAGTAAATGATAGGAGTTTTAAACATACCATATTTAATTGACGACAACTCTGATGGGTGGGCAATTGTTACAAGAATGGATATTCGAAAAGCAAGGATGCATCCAAATGATTTTCCAAATGCAATCAGAACTAAGAATGAAGAATTGTTTGCATTAAAGGATGATGTCGAAATGCAAAAGTTACTTAACAAGTTGAACACCAATGGGATTATTTTTCAGTTGAATGAAAAAAGAATTGCAGACGATCATAAAGATAACCCTAGAAATTGGATACAAGATCCAGGCCTTTAACATGTTAATTAAATAAAACTTGCAAAGACTTGTAATTAAATGTTAAAAGATTATATAACTATTACGGAGGTAAAAATGAGTAGATTAAAAGATTTAGTTATTGATGTAGAAACTCACTTGGGTTCTTTACTCAATGACGAGGGATTGACGAATGATCAAGCATTGACAGTGATCGAGCAAGAGGAGTTCATGGTCGGTGGTCAAAAGATTAGTGGCAGATTTGTTCGTCAATGTGCAGAGCAAATCCTTAACGATTGGTCAGTTGAGGATTTATATTACAAACCTTTTCTACAACTTATCGAAGGAGATAAAAATGAAAATAGATAAAATAGAAATGAAGAATATATCCTACTATAAAAGAGGATCAGAAGAAACTCCATGCTATAATGCAACAGTATACATCAATGGCAAGAAAGCAGTTGAGGTATCAAACGATGGTCATGGTGGTAGTGATAGGCAACATGTATGGCATGAGAATGGTTTTAGACTTCAAGACATTGATAAATGGTGTGTTGCAAAGTTTGGTCAATCAAGTTGGGAGTATGGTGGGCAAACTTATTCTACTGACATAGACTTGGAGCATTATTGTCATGACGAGTTATATAAACATCTTGATACTAAACTTTTGAAGAGGAACATGAAGAAAAATATTATGTTCTTTAGAGATGAGAAAGACATCAAGAGTGGTCAGTATACTCTTGCAAAAATTCAGAATAATATTGGAGGTCTTATGGCATATATAAAAGATAAGTATCCAAAGTGTATTGTTCTTAATGATATGCCATTTGAAAAAGCTTTAGAAACTTTCAGAGGTTTTGAAAGGGAAATGTAATGGATGATAAATGGAGAAACAGAATGAATGATCATCAGTTCATAACATTAGATACATCTCTTCCAAATTTATTGGAAGAGGTGGGTCACAAGATCGATTGGAATGACGATGAATCTAGGAGTAACTATCATGCTTTTAGAAACAGAGTTTACCAATTAATAGATAAATATTACCAAGGAGGAAATAATGGGTAGATATTATCATGGAGATATCGAGGGCAAGTTTTGGTTTGGAGTTCAATCAAGCACTGATGCCGAGTTCTTTGGAGTAGAGGGAAATGCAAACTTTCTTCACTACTACTTTGATGAAGACAACAAGAAAGATATTGTCAAAGGTAAACTTGAGTGTGAAAGAAAACTAGGAAAGTATAAAAAACTTTTAGATGAATTCTTTGATACTCGTGAGAGTTATAATAATAAATCACTTCAAGATTTTTTAGATGAAAAAGAACATCCTCATAAGCATACTGAGAATGGAGTTAGATATTATCTAGAGTGGTATGCAAGATTGAATCTTGGGAAAAAGATTTATGATTGTATACTTGAACAAGGATCATGCAGTTTTGAGGCAGAGTTATGACAACAACTTATAGTAAAATAAAAGGTAGATCAAAAGGCTATAGATATAGAAATTCTATAGTCGATCTTCAAAGAGATCTTCAAAGAGCAAATGCTAAGAAAACAAAAGAAGAGTTAGAGGAGAATGAAAGATTTGAAGATGATCCTCGTGCTTTAAAAGAAATAGAATATGGCAAGGTGGTAAAGAAACCTACCACCATGCTTTATGCCATGAAAAAAGGAGATGTATTTGATGATTAATCATCTTGATTTATGTAGTGGTATTGGTGGGTTTGCTCTTGGATTTAAATGGGCAAACCTATCCAAACCCATAGCATTTTGTGACTTTGATATACCATGTCAAAAAGTGTTAGCAAAAAATTTTCCAAACGTACCAATCTTTAATGATGTAAAGGAGATAGCAAGTGACCCAAAAAGATTTATTCAACAACCCATCGGAATCCTTAGTGGAGGATATCCATGTCAACCATTCTCCACAAGTGGCAAAAGGCTTGGATCGGAAGACCCTAGACACATCTTTCCGTACATCCATGAAATTGTTAAACAAATTAGACCCTCTTATTGTGTTTTCGAAAACGTATATGGGCATGTCTCCATGGGACTTGACGAGGTACTCTTTGCAATGGAAGACCTCAACTACCAAACGAGGACATTTGTTGTTTCGGCTAGTAGTATCGGAGCGAGACACAAACGAGACAGAGTGTGGATCGTCTGTAAAAACTTGGGCGACTCCTACTACCATGGATTATCTACCACCAAGATCGGCAGAGGGAACGAAGAGATTGCAAGAGGGTGCGAGGAAAGGCAGAAAGAGACCGAGCAATCTAAGAGAACAAGTAGACCCAAAGACAATGGAGATGTATCCAACTCCGACAACCAAGGGATTCGGACATGCATCGGAGGGTCAGACAATGATCTTCAGAAAGAAAGTGGAGAGGGGAGAACTGTCAGAGACAGAGGCTCAAGCTATGATGAATGGGGTAACTTT